GTCAATTGACGAGAGTGCATTCGAGTGTTGTACGCAGCCCAAGTATCGTAAGCCTCTGCAATTGGTCTGAGAGCATTTGCGTTCGCCTCTGGGTCATCCAGTGGTGTATAACTACGGATTGCAGCAATACCGGATTGAATTCTGGCTACTGATTTTGGAATTGTCCCAAACCTGTCAGCCGCAAGTGCTTCTGCCGCAGGGCCAGCATCTCCGATGAAGTTGTTGATCGCCGTCTGTCTTGCTGACTCGTAGGCATCTTTAATATTGATGGTTGCTGTTTTAGTTGGGTCAAGAGTAGATTGAAGAGTCACGTTAAGACCTGAAGCGTCTATTGAAAAGGTCACGTTGTTCGTACTACCTTGCTCCGCCTCTTCCATAATCCCAGAAATAATTGCAATAGGGTCGCCACCAAGTGCTGCGGGAAGTGAATCCTTACCTCGACCATCAACACTGAAGACAGTGCCAAAACTTTCTAGCAGTCTGGCTTCAACTGTTTTCGCGTAACCAGTAACCTGACCCTGTGCCGTTCGGCCTCGGCCTGCTGCTCGAACATCATCAATTTTCTTTTGATTGGCAAAGTAGTACTCACGAACTTCTTGGTTATTTTCAAGCAAGTCACCAAGGTCTGGGTTACTTAAAGCAAACAACGCGATTTCGGTAACCGAGTCTTCCATTGTTGCAAGATCAATCAAGGCTTTGCCAAAGACTGTTGGATAAGCATCTTCAGAGTAAGTCTGCCCGTAGCCGTCCTGCAACAAAACATTGAGTTGATCAGTAACTGCCCGTGCGTAATCGGCTTCTCCTTGTGGAGTGGTTAGATCAAAACTGTCTGCATCATCAAGAGCATTCCCCAAAATCATGCGAAGTTCGCCACGAACGCCTTCCAGCCGCTTATCTTCCGCAGCCCCTTGTAGCCAACGTGCGTGATCCGCTTGGACTCGATCTTGGGCATTTTTTGCCAGTCTGTTGAATGCACGGTTAAAAGCGTCAGGCCGACCACCCGCTTTGACAAGACCCGCAAACTCGTTGTATCGCTTTTGCAGGATTTCGCTTAGGTGCGACTGCCAGCCATCTGCTTTTAGGTATCCGGGGTCTGCTCGCAAAGTTTCAACTTGCTGCTGCCAGTCCAGCATTGCTTGCTCAACCGCGTAAGTTCCGTAAGCGATGCTAACACCCTTCAACTGAGGAGGAGTAGCACCAGTAAGTTCCCCCTTTTTCTGCATCTCCTCAAAGGGCTTTGCTCCCTCTCGAAGTCTCCTTAGAGCCTCGTCACGAGTGTCTTTCTTTTGTTGTGTCCTTCTTTCCTTACTGACTTGTGCGTAACCAAACAGTGTCTTAGACAAATCACCCAAGGCACGGCCCATGTTTTCCAAATCTCTCGCACCCTGCATGTCAGGCTTGGCTGGCTCTGGCAACAACTGTGGAGCCTGCGGTGCGTTTTCTGCTGGAGTAACACGAGTATCCACAGGCTGTGAAGTGACACCCAACTGTGGTGCATTGAGGGCCGGAGCCTGCAAATCACCAGATCGTTTTTGTGGTCTTTTAGCCATGTGTGGTTCCTTTAGGTCTTGAAGAACGGAATCGCAAAGTTGGCAGCCTGAGCAACGCTGCTAAGGATGTAAGGAGCAGAAGAAGGTTGAGTAACTTGACCCTGCGGTGTTGGCAATTGGACTGGAGCCAAGGGTGGGGGAAGTTTGCTGTTAAGTGCAGATTGATACGAAGCACGGTATCCAGCCATCGTTGCCTGTTGCTGGAGGATCTCGCCTTCCAAGTTGGCAAAAGAGTTGGTGTTGGCCTCATCTTCTAACTTGGCATAGCCATCAGCCATCAACGCAATGCTGTTGCCAGTTACTCCAGACTCAGCAGCCGATGCTTTGCCAAACGCCATTTGAGATGCGGCCTGCTGCGAAAACTTGGTGACGTTCTGCTTGGTTGCCAACTCTACTTGCTTGACTCGATTTAAGATTGATCCGAACACGTTGCCGAGGGCTTGCTCACTTGAGACTGCCATTGCGGTGTACTGGTCTGCTTGGAACTCTGCCAGTTGGGCTTGATAAGCAACCATACGTTCGTAGTTGATACGACCAACGGCTTCGGCCTGTCGGTTGTACGCAGCCTGTTGTGCAGCCTGTCGCCGCGCTGCTCTACTCTGTGCCGCTCCTCCAGCAATAGAAGCAACACCGCCAACAAAGGCAATTGGATTACACATGGTTTAACCTCGCAAACTCGATAAAGGGCATTTGATTTGGCCCCATTAAACGTCGTGCAATAAAGTTGTATCCGAGATATCTAATGAATCGCATGTGAACCTCATTCCTTTCGTCTACGACGTTTGCGGTTAATTGGTAGGGACGTACCAGTTCTTTGTGAAATGGCACACAAGTCTTCATAAAGGCGTACCTATGGTTAGCAATATTGTCAGTGCCAAGCATCCAGATGGCTGCTGCTCCATTGCTGTAAGGCACACACCCCAGTAAGGCTGAGGGTTCGTCTTCGTACATCCATGTGTAGCAGGGAGCGGACTCGCGGAACCCCTGACGCAGAGACGTAAAGGCATCTTTGCCCAACGCCTCGATTTCGTCGCGGTCTGCCTGTCTCAGGTTGTTGTAGACGGCGGCGACATGTGATTTCTTTGACTCAACGATTCCGGTCACTGTTGTTGCTCGATCCTAGTGGTGTACTGTGCTTCAAATTCCGCTGACTGGATATTACTAGGAAGTGCCGACGAATTGATAATTTCAATCTTGGCATTCTGAGACTTCAGGAAAATCGGAATGCGGAAGGAGCCAGTCTCGCTGGGAATATTGTCAAGCGTTGCAGTTGCCGCTAAGAATCTACCGCTGAACGGGTAGTCAATCGGCGTACCGTCAGCACCCCCGACTTGCGGCGTAACACGAAGAGTAAACGAGGCTGTATCGTCGTACTCCAGTGTCATGTATCGCAACTGGTGGCGACCTGTAGACACAACGTCAATCTTGCCGTCCTGCGTTCCTCGCTTCAACAGAGGCTTGGAAAACTCGTAAGTCATGGTGTAGGGCAGCCCGAAGAACACCGACACTCCAGCGTCTACGACAGAGTTAACAACAATAGTGGTATTGCCACCGGCTGCTGTAACACTATTGATGGTAAGTACTTCCCCACCTTGAGTAACTGCGTTGTATGTCAGTGAGGTGTCTAATTCTGTACCAGTAATGGTGTAAGTAGTGGTGGTTTCGGTCGCACTTGTTCGGTCTGCAATCAAAAAGCGTCGGTCCAGTGTGGTGACGTAAGTTGAGCCTGTGTCCTTGAGGCCGGTCTGCAAGTCCATGCGTTCCAAGAATGTCTTACTACCCCTTTTTACCAACATGAACAGGGATGTTCCAACAAACTGGATATTGACAACAGTGGCGTTACTAAATTCAAAAGTAAACCAAGCAGACTGTGTTTTGCCTCTATTGGTATTGTTGTACTTGTAAACGTAAAGTTTGGTTGCACTAGCCGCTTGGATCACAAGTAGGTTTTCATGAGTAGAGGTCACAGCACGCTTGACTGTCCCCTCGATAAACTTAGGAACTTGCTCTGTGATGTCTAACGCATCAAACTGGATGTCTGCCGCTGTGCCAGCCTTGAAGTACTCTCGGTATCCAGAGAACGACCCACGCTTAAATGCAAAGAACAAAGACGCACCAGCCGGAACGGGGGCTGAAGTAGTATCTGCATCAAAGTCCGTCACATTAGTAATCGACACAGTAAGTGGAGTCAGCACTGTTTCCCCTGCCAAAGAGAACTGGGCACGTTGCGAGAAGAGCATGAGACGATCACTAAATGGAACAGCCCGATCTAGTTTGGCAATCTCTGTTCCACCCACCCCTACATCAATGGTGCTGGAGTCCAGTAGTTGGGTAACGGTGGTTCGGAAGAAGTTGAAGAAAAAACCAATCTCGGAAAGCGTTACATTTTCTCCGCTTGTTGCTACAAGTCGATTCTTAAACACCGTAATGTCTGTGATGGCTTGACCGATAAACGAAGGTAGTGGGTTTGTAAGATCATCGCCAGTCGTGCGGTCAGCAAACTTGAACGTGGCCCAGTCAACAGTGGTTTTGATGCTTCCTGTAGCGTTGGGAATATCGGCGGGGTCAACAGGTTGCACACCGTCTGCTGTAGTAAATACAAACGTACCATTAGGTTGTCGCACCAAGATGTGTGGCATTGTTTTGTAGTCGTACTTAAATACAACTCCGGGCCTTGGGCACTCTACCCACTTACCTTTCACCATCGTTCCAACGTCAGGGTTGGTGAAGGCTCCATTGGTGTCTTTAGCCAAACTGGTGGACAAACCATCTCCAAAAAATTGCACATAGTAATCGTCAACTTGTGATTCAGGGTTGCCCTCAATCTTGACAATCATCATGTGCGGTGCGGTAGGAGGAAGGCTGCCAAAGAACGTCGTGGCCTCTCGGATAACCGTGGACGCTGCATCACCAAAAGAGTCTGAGCAGGTTACCGTAAAGTCGGTAGTGTTCGCATCAAGGTGAATGACACCGTTGGCGTGTTGAGCAGTAATGCCAGAAATTCCACTAAGTCCTGAACCAACACTCCCTGCAACATAAGTGTAACCCGTGTGTCCACTGACATCACCATCTACCAAGATTTCTGCAACTGTGCTGATATCAGCCACCTCACCATCGGAGCCACCTTCAAACAAAACTGCTGCTGTTTCAGCATTTGCACTTCCCACTTTGACTGTAATGCTAAACGTGCTGTCCAGTCCGGGGGCTGCGTTAAGCCGAATCAATGCTTCTTTTTCTTCGTTGGCTTGAAGACGAGAGTTAGGTGCTACATCAGCAGCCATCGCAGGGGTAATCGCTGTGTTAACAATGAATGTCACATCACCAATCGTAAACGCACGAAGAACTGCACCGGGATCTGCAAGGTCGTTTGCATTGCCGGGAGCATCAAGATCGTTACCAATGTAAAAGTCATCACTAGCAAGGTTATTGTCGATGTACACCGTTCTCGATGTGCCATCAAGCGTGTTGATTGTTAGGCCACCGTTACCGTCTGCAATAATAACAAACTCTTCGTCGTTGTCTCGACGCACAAAATGAGTAAAAGCATTGGCGTTGATGTCAATACTGTTTGTTCCGTTTTTGATCTCGGTAACGTGGTTAAGTGGAGGTCGCTTGATTAGACCACCCACCATCAATGGCATTGCGTTTACTTGGTTTTCGCATTGATTGACACCACGTTGTGACACAGGTTGTTGCGACACTCCGCCGGTAAGATCGGGAACAGAAGTAAGGATCAGTGGCATTAGAGCAGACCCCGTTGTGCATCCCCTCGTGCCACGATTCGGAAGATGTCGTAGTTTTCAAAGATGGTGTGGTCTGATGTATCCATCTCAAACTCTTTCATCAAAGCCAAAGCACGAATCTCGTCGGCTCGGCTAAACGCATGATGCTTTTGTGAGCCAACCATACGGTCTTGGAACACACGAGCAGCCTTGATTGTTATGTAGCGACGTACTGCTTCTGGTAGTTCGGTAAACAGCAACAAGAAAATGACTGTTACCTTTACTTTCTTCTCAAACTCAAACGTGTTCTTTGATCGGTTAAACAAGCGTGTTCCACGCTGAGTGATGTCTCGATTGTCAACTGTAGATTGAACTGTGTCTGAATCTGTGTTACGGGCACGAGGATCAATGTCGATCCGTACCACGTTAGTAGGAAGCACAATTTGCTTGTCGGTATCTGGCACAAACTCAACGTCGTGTTGGGTGTTGAAGTGCCAACCCATTGTTTGTACTTCACGATTGATTTCTAATAGGATGTTTTGTGCAATAGCAGCATCAGCATTTGTTTGCCCATCGAGCGTAGTTACAGGTGGTTCACCAATAGCACTAAGCATGGTGTTTACCGCATTAAGTTCCGTGGTCATTTGAACAGACATTGATGCTCCTTTTGCATAAGAATAGGGCCACCCATAGCAGAACTACGGGTGGCCCCAAGTGGAGAACTCAGACGAGATCAGTGTACCAGATTAAGGCGTTGTTCCGGTGTTCACCAACTCGTAGCAGGCTTCAGGACGAAGAACGCCGTGACCCATTGCGTATTTGGCAAGCATAAGCGTACCCATACGCTCCATGAAGTACTCGGACTCCATAGACAGATCCATCAACTTCACGCTACCCACGCCTTCAGTTTGGAAGACAATACCTTGAGTACCAGTGAAGTTAACGCCGGAGTAGCCGCCTGTAGCAGCATCATCAAAGACATTGTTATTGATGGCAGCGTCACCAAAGTTTGCATCTTCCGACACACCAGTCTCATCACCAGATGGCAGGTGAGTGGACTTCAGAATGCGAATGCCAGCAATCTCGACCAATTCACCGCCGGACAACGAACCGTTGCCTTCTGGGTTGAAGTCTCGGTTGATGGCATCTTTCTGCTCAGTCAGCAACTTGTAGTAGTTATCTGGACTGAGGATGCAGTATCGGCCTTCACGAGACACATTCTTGCTATCCATCAGGTTAGCGGCTTTGAAGATGCCTTCGTAAAGTTGTCCGCCAATACCCTGACTGACAGAGCCACCGTACTGGGTTTCTGAAAGAATGTGAGTAGCGGTAGCCGCCTGAGTACCATCAATACTGATAACACCACCGAGGTACTTACTGCCTGCAACACCCGAATCGGTGGTTTGAGCCGTTCCGAAGCGGTCAGTGGTCTTCCGTGCCCCTGCAATAACAGTACGCATAACTGCTCTGTCTGCGTGGTATGCCAACGCTCGACCGATTTCGGTGGAGTAGATGGAACGAACATCGTAGTGATTCTTCGCTTCATCAATGTCAGCAATAAAGGCTGAAGACTGAAGCACACCGTCAATCGAGATGGTCACTTCGCCGTGGTTGATGGAAGACAGGTAGTCCGCGTTATCGACCAAGACACTTTCACCGGGGGTGTGGTACTTGGCTGATGCGACACCAGTCACAGGGAATTGAGCGGTCTTACCGCTGGAGATGGTACGCACACGGTGCAGACCCATCATCAAGTTAGTTTCCTCGAAGGTGGTCAGGACTTCCCCTGAGAACACCTTAAGGAACAGTTCATTTACGTCCGTAGCGGTTGCGGCGTTATTACCAAACCGGTTTGGACTTGTTGCGTTGTAAGCCATTGTGACTCCTTAAGTTGAACGCATTAGACAAATGACTGATTCTTTGTGTCCCTTAGTTATCCGACGCATCGGGCCAAGTTTCATCTTGAGAACCATTCAAGGATCCGGCATACCAACCTTCTGGTAACCGGACTACAGAAGACGAGAGGGACCATCCCTCACCATCCCAATAGTAGACTTTTCCACGGACATCGGGGCCGAGCCTCACGAGTCCGTCACTTTCCTCCACGAATACGACGCTGGAACTCTGACACCCTGCGACTCCAAGCGTTACGCATAGGAGGAGGAGTAGCGTCTTTGGCGGTTTTGCCTTTAAGTACGAGTGGAAGAAGTACCGTAAACAAAGCATTAAATAGTGCATTCCACATCTTACCACTTCTTACATGACCAGTATCGAGCAGACAGTTTGCTTGGTGGTCGGCTGTCGCACCCATGTCTTGCTCGGAAGTTCTTACGCCGACCGGGAATGTTCTTCTTGATCTTCATGTTGGGATCACCGTATCGGATCAAACGAACCTTACTGCCGTCCTTTGCAAGCACAGCAAACTTCTTGGATTTGCCGGGGGTTCGCTTGGGCTTGTTGTAGCCGGAGAATCTTTCGCCACGATAATTAATT